AGTATCTCGACGAAAATCTTGGAGAGATACGCACCGAGGTCAAGGGACTCAAAGAAAACCCTGATATCCCAGCGGAAACAAAGCAAGTCATCGAAAAGATGCAGGATGCTTTGAAAGAGCAAAAGCAGACCATTGACGATCTGCTTACCAAGCTCGCACAACCAAAGCTTTCCGATCAACAAGAGGACATTGCGCAGAAGAGCAAAGCTGCTTTCAACAAAGCACTGAGGCTAGGAGGTCCTGCCAAGCTCAACGAAGAAGAGCGCAAGTATGTCAAGTGGGACGCTGAAGCAAACATCACAAGTGGGGGTCCAGAGCAGAAGACCTTGTACCAGGCAGACGGTACCACTGGTGGCTTTCTTACCGTCGGTGAGTATGTCAACGATTTGATCAAGGCTATCGTACAGATCTCCCAAATCCAGAAGTATTGTGATGTCAGGCAAACAACACACCCATACATCTCAATCCCAAAGAGAACACAGACCGCCAGCGCATACAGGATTGCAGAGCAAGGCACACGTACTGAAGGACAAAATCCGAAGTTCGGTCTTGTGAATGTCTTCCCCTATGAGGCCGCTGCACTCGCATTGGTATCGCGGACAGACCTTGATGATGCATCGCTTGACCTTGGTCAATTCATCATGGATGAGTTCGCAGAGCAGTTTGCAAAGCTTGAAGGCGCTGAATACATCAATGGAGATGGCGCTGGTAAAGCCCTTGGTTTCTTGAATGATAGCGGTGTCACTGCATCGGGTACTCCTGGTGGTGGCTTAACCCAAATTACCACGACAACCAATGCACTGGCACTGGACTATGCCAGCATGGTCAAGCTCATTCGTTCGATGAAACCAGGGTATCTCCCCGGAAGCATCTTTGTGATGACCAATGAGACCATTGGTCTCATCCAACAAATGACGGATAGTACAGGGCGTCCACTATGGGTCCCGTTTGGTACACAGTTACCCAACGACTCGATCTTTGGGTACCCGATCGTGATAGCGCCGGACATGCCACAGCTTGCGGCGAATGCCTATGCCATCGCATTCGGCAACTTCAAAAAAGGCTATCAGATCGTCATCAGGAAACAAGTGAGTATCCAAGTGCTACAAGAGCGTTATGCAGAACAAAACGCAGTGGGCTACATTGGCTACTACAGGTTCGGTGGAACTGTAAAACTTGCCGAGTGCATAAAATTACTCAAGATACACGCATAGAGCAGAAAGGAGGAATAAACGCATGGCAATTCTTGATCTATACAACAGAATTGGCGTGGTACTTGATGTTACCCCCGCTGCTCACACCACAACGACCACTTCAACGGGCATTGATCGCACGGCCTACGAAGGCAATTCCGATGCACTCGTTGGTGTGCTGGTAACGGGCGCTTGGACTGACGGTACGCATACCTGCAAGCTTCAGGACAGCCCTGATAACTCAGTGTGGACCGATGTAGCTGCGGTGTACTTGCAAGGCGCATTCGTCGCGGTCTCGGGGACTGGACAACAGAACGCCCTACAGAAGGTCGGGTACCTTGGCATTCAACGCTATGTCAGAGCCGTTGATACGGTGTCCGGCGCGACAACGGGTGCGATCTATGGCTTTTTCTGGATCGTCGGTGGCGCTCACAATCTGCCAACAGGTAGCCCTAACTAAACAGTAATCTAGTTGTGACCGCATAGCATACGGGGCTCTCTTCTTCTCCTTGGAGAGGCCCCACGGGGGTAAAACAAACACATGCCTACAGAACACAGCAACAAGAAGACGACAAAGGTAAACGATCAGGTTCACTATACCGATAGTGCCCTAACGAAACACACTGCCATTGTCAAAGATATCAAGGAAGACGGCGGCAAGCGCACGGCAACCTTGCACGTGCTTGGTGGCGCTAATTCTACTGCGGATCTGGAGAATGTTCCTTTTAGTGCGACGCCTGCACCGCATACGTGGAGCCATCTCCCTGACTGACTTTTGTAGTTGTTGCCTATAGCTAGTGGTCCCTCCCAGCTATTTCTTTGGGAGGGACCAGGACAGCGAGGAAAGTGATGCCAGACAAACCACAGAACACGCAGAATGACCTTGAGCCAGCAGTGGCCCCGGACATCGAAAAGAAGACCGATGAGGATAGGGCTCCTATTAGAAAGGCCGCAAGCGCTGCAGCGCCACAAGTTGGGGACATGGTTCTCTATGTTCTTCCCGATGGTGCGTATCCAGGAGAAGCAAGGCCAGCGGTGGTCGTGAAGGTATGGGGTGACACATCCGATGCACGCGTCAATCTCCAGGTATTCACTGACGGGACCAGCGATTATGTTGCAACACATGCAGGTGCAACGGGTATCTTGGGGAGTACGTCGGTAGCCAATGACGAAGACGACAAAGCGCCAGGAACTTATCACAGACGCTCCTAGAGAGGCAAGGGAAGCTACATGACCGTAGGGTACACCGTTCTCACACCAGTTTCAGCAGAGCCTATATCGCTCTCTGAGGCGAAGAAATGGCTACGCGTTGACTTCGATGAGGACGATGAAACAATCGCTGAACTTATCATCGATGCGCGACGCTATGCTGAGAACATCCTGCAACGGTCATTGGCAACCCAGACTCTCCAGGTTATCATCGAGCCCGATCCCGTGCCTACTGGTCTTCTCTCAGGTCCAGTTGACGTTCCCATTGACTCTTGGCAGCTCGCAGAAAGGCCAGGTGTCCCACTCTTTGGGAATGCGTTGGTTAGCTTTGCGCTCCCGATGGGGCCACTGCAATCCCTGACAACATTGGAGTATCAACTCACACGCATGGAGGTCCCGGAGTGGACAACGATCAATCCGATTGACGCCAGCGGGCACGACAACTATCGCATTGATACCGTCAGCGATCCGAACAAGCTGTACCTGTTCTTTGTAGTGGCAGCGTCAAGATACCGTATCACGTATGTTTCTGGATATACCGCTATACCCTTTGATATTCGACGGAACATGTTGAGTCTCATTGGTTTCTGGTATCTCAATCGTGAAGGTCAAGACCCACCCATTGAAATCGACATGAAGTTTGCTCGCAGGCGGGTATTCACGCTGTAGGTAGGAGATCGCTGATGCCAAAAAGCTTTCCTTCAAAATCAGAGACAGCAATACCCGCTGGCTACTATGATAAGCGCATCGTGATCCAGAAAAACATAGGGGCCAAGGACCCTGTGGGAACCATCATCGATGACTGGGTGGATTACATCAAGACGTGGGCGCATGTGTCTTCCTTTGTATCACGAGGCATACGCGGCGACAAGACTGTTCAGGCTGGTCAGGTATATCCCACAAAGATAACATCGTTCTATATTAGATATCGTCCAGTCATTATAGACACATCAATGCGCGTGAAGTATAAAAATCGCATTCACGATATAGCCGTCGTCACGATACCAGAGGAAGCGCAAACAACCATCGAAATTCATAGTTTGGAGCACCTAGCAAAGGGGTCGTCATGACAAAGAAAGCTGCCCTATCTCAGTGGGTACAAATTGGCGCTGAAGAGAAGCCCTTGCCACCTTTAGCAAAAAGCTGGGAGGACTATCGGCAGACGGCGCGTCTTCTAAAGGTGGTGTGTGCGCTGGTGAATAGCACCTTGAAGCAGCGTAGCGATGAACCATCCCTGTACCTCATAGATGACGGTGGATGCGCTGGTGTCGAGGCTATGACGGTGTTGGCATCGCCGGAAGAATTGGAGGACTAGGATGGGTATCAGCGATAAGCAACGGGCAGACATCGAGAATAGGTTTAGCTATCATTCTCCCAAACCTGGGCAACAGGAGCGTTATACCAAGATCACTGAAGCTTACAAGCAGCTTGCTTTGACCATAGCAGACCTGACACCGGAGTCAAGAGAGCAGTCATATGCACTCAATTTGTTATGGCAATCGCGTATGGCAGCTAACGGATCTATTGCGGTGAATGAATAGGAGACCAAGGATGAGCGACGGATTTAACAATTGGGCATTCCTTGCAAATGCGTTGCAGATTGGCGCTGAGAAGACTGTGGACAACACCGCTGCCGCTGCGGAAGTTAATATCCAGCGACAAATTGAAGCTAATGGGCAGGTCGTGACCGGAGAAATGAGAGATGGCATTTATCACAAGTCTCAAAGGGGAAGCACTTATCAAAGCTCAGAGCACTCCCTTGATGAAATCCCTGCTCCTAGTGATCCCCTAGAAGTTGATGTGGCAGCAGCAGTGAGTTACAGTGTCTTTAACGAGCTTGGGACGAAGTTTCGCGCAGGAAAGCCATTCTTCATTCCAGGCATGGAAAATACGAGAAAAGATTTCGATGCAAACCTTGAGTACTACGTTGTACAGGCATTGGAAGACGCTGCAAGGCCATGAATGTCGTCGAGTCCTACATAGGACTGGAATTCATCATGGCGACACTGACCAACGATGCTACCTTCATGAGCTTGGCCCCTGGGGGAGCTGTCAGAGGAGCCGCGAAGGTAGGGATAGCCATGCCGTGCGGATGCGTGCAATTCATGTCGGGAATTGACGTTCTTACAGCTAATGCGCATAGAATGATGGTAAATGCAGTGTATCTTGTGAAATCCTTTGGACCCGCCGCGAACACGCCAGCGGTTGCAGGGGTTGCAGGGGCTATCGATGCATTGCTAAAGAGAACATCAGGGTATGCTCCTGGAGGAGCCATTTTGAGCTGTTACAGAGAAAATAGCGTTTTTTACGATGAAGACATTGGAAGTGTGAAATATACGCATATAGGCGGATTGTACCGCCTTAAAACACAGGCAATGCCTTAAATAACAATTAGCGTCCAAGCACAGTACATGATAGTTCCATTGGAACCTGCACATGCTTATAGAGCGTAGTGCTATGCACTAAAAGCATAGGAGGTTCCAATGACTTTCACCCCAAGACGCGGATCGGTCAACCAAAGTCTACAATTCGGGATTGAAACAACGCCAGGGACGGCGGTACCGGCGAACAAAAGAATTGATGCGTTGTCTTTGGTCATGGGCATTAAGGGTACATTTAAGTCGACAGCGGGTACAGGTCGCAAGTATGCATCAGTACAACAATTGAACTCCGAGTGGACCGAGGCATCATTCACTGGAAGCCTTGATTACAATGCCATGACCTATATCCTTGCAGGAGCGATGGGCATTGCAACTCCAGCGGCGCATGGGACATCTGCAACTGCCAAGGACTGGGTATATGATGCAATCCTTAGCGGGCCAAGGCAACCGCAGACCTACTCCATCGAACAAGGTGAAGCAGCGACGCGTGCCCAGAAGTTCGCGTACGGTTTGATTAACACTTTCGGGTACAAAATCACGCGGCAAGACGCATCTGTGACAGGGAACCTGCTTGCTCAGCAAGTATCCGATGGTATCACGATGACCGCCTCTCCAACAGCCGTCTCATTGCTTCCTATGGTGGGTCAACAGTTCAACGTCTACCTTGACCCAACATCGGCAAACCTCGGTGTTACCCAGCTTACAGAGTTCCTTTCCGTTGACTTCTCAATGGGCAACATCTATGGCCCTTTCTGGCCCATCAATAGAGCCAATGCTAGTTACCTTGCACACGTAGATTTGAAACCATCGATTTCCTGCAAACTGATGACGGAAGCTGACTCTGTGGGCATGGCACTACTCACAAGCATGCGGTCGGGATCGACGCAATTCCTTCGCGTCAATGGGCAAGGCCCCGTGATCGACAACAACCAGACGGTTACCATTGGCGGCGGCGCGACCACTGGTAATTTTACCCTGACGTACAAAGGACAAACCACTGCAAACATTGCTTATTCGGCGGCGCTTACCGCTGCTACTGTTCAAACTGCCTATCAGCTTCTCTCGACCGTTGGGGCAGCCTGTACGGTTTCAGGCCCCAATGGGGGGCCATATGTCTTCACGTATATTGGCACGCTTGCAACTGATACTACGGCCATGACAGCAACCAATGTCAGTTTGACAGGTGGCACACCAACGATTATCGTCACGCAAACCCAGGCTTACGACGCTTTCACCCACGATATGGCAATCAAGATTGGACAGCCATCCACATGGCAGGATAGCAACGGCATCTACGCCATTGAATGGACCTGCGAAGTCTTTGAGGATGCAACGTGGGGGCATAGCCACACGGCTACCATGACCAATCTCTTATCAGCTCTT